GACAAGGATTGTTCTCAAGGCGGTTGCTCGCGACGCGGTGATACTGCGCTGCGGAATGCTTCCCTAGCGGTTGCTGTCACTAGTTCTGACGCGCAGTTGCGAGCAATTGCCACCTCCATTGCTATTGCAATGCAGATCGTTAAGGACAAAAGGAGTAGATGAATATGGACAAAGACATACTAATGCAATTGCTGATCATGCAGAATCCACAACTTGCACCGATCCTAGAGATGATGAATAATACATCTCTAACTGAAGAGAAACCAAAGAAGCGTAAAGTTTCAGCATATTCTCGTCGCTATGGTGCAGCATACAAGCGTCTTCGACGCAAGCACACCCTCAAGAGTGGAAAGATGCGCAAAGGTATCAACCACAAGAAACTCGTAAAGATGGCACACAAAGAAGCAAAGAGGTCTAAGAGATGAATCTTCACACCTTGCGCGGTCAAATGCAACCTTCTTCTAAGAGAGTTCTCATCATCGATGATGGTCGATTAAACCATGGCATGAAAATCAAAGAGTTTCATGTCTGGGGTGTTGATAATGATTCAGGGGCAGAGATGACTCTAAACCTCAATGAAGAAAGCGTGGGTTCAAACTGGGATGCTTCAAATGGGAATCAAATTGCTTGGTCTTCTCAAGCAGGAGCAGCTGGAGTACCATCTCAATACAATTTTTCATTAATCGACCCTAATCATGTTGTGATTCAAGACCTTGTTATCAACAACTTTGGGTCTACGATCGGAAACTATCTTGTAATTCTCGAGAAAATTTCACTATCTGATGACCAAGCAATCATTCAACTAATCAAGGAGAGACAACAAGATGACCTCTGAAACTGAAGAAGAAGTAAAACAGACAAAGACTGAACGATTTGCGACCTGGCTAATGGAGCGACAGGAGAAAAAAGAAGCAAAGGAAACCTCATTAGAGGCTTTGATGAAGTTCAATATCTTTCTTTCAATTGGTACACTTGTGGCGGTTGCTGGAAGTACTGTTGCAAACTATCTCATGATGGCTTATACATGGCTATGAGAGTCTGTAAAAGACTGTATTCGGCATCAAATTGGTCAAATCGACTCTGCAATGCGACGTAAAGTCGTAAAGTTGGAACATCAATTAGATCGAAACTCACATCTTTCTTATTCAGTTTCTTTACTGCTTGACATACGAATTGTGATTTGTTAGGTTTACGATCCAGAATCTCTTTGGTTTCAAAATCGATTGTGTATGCTCTTGTAATTCTCATTCTTCTTCACCTCTATGATCGGGAGATTCTGGAAGAAACAGTTGATTGTATGGTTCTTTGAACCAAACAGAGAGTATTTTGCCACTGTTAGTGACCCTAATGTGTCCAACAATACGTCCAGATACTCTGATGTATTCATGATGACTGCCTTCTGCCATCAGCAACACCTACAATTAGCCACATAATGGAAATTAACTTGGCATTCCTTGGATGGCCATGGATGGATTACGTAGCCATCCACCACGATCGTGTTGGTTTTACAATAAAATTGGGCTTCACAAGATGAACATTTGATGCACATATATAGACGGAAGTAGCGGCTATATATATATTGGAGGGGTCTAACCATCCAAAAAGTATAGATTCGGGGGACTACGTCCCAAATCCCGAATATACGAAGTATAGATGTTCAAGGACAGAGACAACATATACTATAAACTACCTTCCTATCATGATAGGTTATGGGCAAAGACTCCTTTTTCATACGCAAGACACTAGACGCTGACAATACAGCAACATTCAAACAAACAACCATCGACCTTGGTGCATATGTAGATGCATTGGGACAATCTGTCCTTAGGATCCACAACGTGCAAATCACATACAGCGATAACGCTGGTACTTCCTCAACAATATCAGCCAACGCTGTTGGTGTTGCTCAATGGCAACTCACCACCCAATCGCAAGCAGATACAGTTCGTGATGATGACAAGTCTGTTATCTCGAGTGGGCGTGTTCATATGTTCAACGCGATCGGAGCGGCAGGTTTGGCTACTCAAGTTTCTGACATGAACGGAATCAACCTACACGAATTTACAAATGGATATGTAGTTGCAACAGAAAACATCTATCTTGGTGGAGAAGCAACTACCGGATTCTCTGGTGATGTTTACATTACTGCGGTTCTGGAATGCACTGTCGAGAAGATGACTCAGTCCGCTGCTATGGCTCTCGCACTCTCACAACAATGAGGGTGATACAATGAAGATTCACGGTAACTACTGCGGCCCTAATTGGACGCATGGATTGAATGTTCCTGCAAAGGACTACTTCCTATATCCAGAAGTTGCCCCAATAGATCGTCTTGATGCTGCTTGCCAGTCTCATGACAAGGATTGTTCTCAAGGCGGTTGCTCGCGACGCGGTGATACTGCGCTGCGGAATGCTTCCCTAGCGGTTGCTGTCACTAGTTCTGACGCGCAGTTGCGAGCAATTGCCACCTCCATTGCT